GACAACTGGAAAGACAGTGGAGTGGCTGACCTAACCAGCTAGGAAGGTCCGCAATTGTGCGGATAGCCCTCTGAGAACTCTGTTCTTGGAGACTTCCAATGAGTACGCAGATCACAACTGCGTTCGTTAACCAATTCAGTGCGAACATTGCGTTACTTGCGCAACAGCGTGGCTCGCTGTTACGCAAAGCGGTTCGTGTTGAAACGGTGACGGGCGAAAAGGCGTTCTTCGACCAGGTTGGGTCAGCCTCTGCCGTGCAACGGACTTCACGGCACGCCGACAAGCCGCTGGTCACGACGCCACATTCGCGTCGGATGGTTTCAATGTCCGATTACGAATGGGCTGACCTGATCGACGATCAGGACAAAGTGCGAATGCTAGCCGATCCAACATCGACTTATGCCCAGGCTGCGGCCGCGGCAATGGGTCGAAGCATGGATGACGTCATCATCACTGCAGCGATCGGCACGGCGAAAACGGGTGCTTCAGGCAGCACCTCGACCACGTTGCCAGCTGGTCAGAAAATTGCTCACGGCTCTGCGGGCTTGACGATTGCCAAGCTCATCTCCGCGAAGAAAATCTTGGACGAGAACGACGTTGATCCAAGCATCAAGCGGTGGATTGCAGTGTCTCCCGAGCAAATCGAAGACCTGCTCAACAACACGACAGTCACTAGTAGCGATTTCAACACGGTAAAAGCACTAGCTACTGGTGATATCGATTCCTATGTTGGGTTCCAGTTCATTGTCACGAACCGGCTCAACGATGATGGCACCTCGCGCCAGGTCATTGCCTGGGCAGAGGACGGCATCACTCTTGCCGTCGCGTCAGACATGTCTGCACGCATCGACGAACGCGCTGACAAGTCTTATTCCACCCAGGTGTATGCCGCGATGACGGTCGGCTCCACCAGGATGGAAGAGGAAAAAGTCGTCGAAATTGCGTGCAACGAGTAACCAGGAAAGGAATGACAGATGGCTAATGTAAACACAGATCTCGTCACGAATTTCTTGGCGAGTCCACCAACCTTGAGCCCCACCTATCAATTGGGTGGCTCAATGCGCGTCGCAGCCGGAACTGTCGCGCTCGCCTCTGGCGATTTGTCGGCGGATGACACCGTGATGCTGGCGCAGATTCCAACCAATGCGTCGATTGTTTCTATCAAGCTCTACAACGACGATCTTGATTCTGGGACAACCAACACATGCAACGTCGGTCTGTACACGGCTGACGGCGATGTGACGGTAAAAGACGCTGACGCTTACGCTTCCGCGATTACCGATCTTCGTGGTGCTGTTCTTACTGGCACCGAGGTCGCTTTCGAGGCGCGCAACGTTAATGTTATGGGCCAGAGGGTCTGGGAGGATGCTGGCGACAGCACAGATCCTGGCGGGTTCTACCTCGTCGGTCTGGTTTTTCCAGCAGCTGGTAACACAGCAGGAGATCTCTCCTGGCTCATCACATATATCACTGACTGAAGATTAGGGGGGCTTCGGCCCCCCTTTTCGATTGAGGATCTGCAATGACTTCGAACGTCGACATCTGCAATTCAGCGCTGAACATGGTGGGGTCATCGATCATCACATCGCTGACTGAGGATTCGAAAGCGGCGCGCGTTTGCAATCAACGTTACACGTTTGTGCGCGATGCGGTGTTCCGCGCCCACCCCTGGAATTGCCTGATCAGGCGGGTGAAATTAGCGCAAGACGCGACAGCTCCGGTATACAAATATGCGTATCGTTACCCACTACCAACCAATCCATTCTGTCTGCGCGTTCTGACCATTTCAGATGATGGAGCTGACGAACGCCGCGACATCGATTTCAAGGTTGAGGGTAATAGGTATCTGCTGACGGATCAGGGCACCGTCTATATCCAATATATTTCCCGCGACGAGGATCCACAGCAATACGATTTCTTGCTGATTGAGGCGCTCGCAGCTCGGCTCGCGTCAGACATCGCCTATCCCCTGGTTGGGTCATCTTCGCTCGCGACAAATCTGTTTGCGATCTATGAAATCAAATTGAAAGAAGCTCGGTTCGCAGATGCGCAGGAGGGATATCCGGACGGGATTGAAGCGGACACCTTCATCGAGGCGCGCTTCTAAATGGCGCAAGCGTCCCCAGCATTCACGGCGTTCACGTCTGGCGAGTTTTCGCCACGGCTGCACGGCCGCACTGATCTCGCAAAGTACACGAGCGCTGCGGAAGAAATCGAAAATTTTATCGTGCATCCGCATGGTGGAATCACGCGTCGTCCGGGCACTGAATTTATCGGAGAGGTCAAGGATTCGGCGGCCGCGGTGCGTCTGATTGCGTTCGAGTTTTCGACGACCCAGGCCTACGTTTTGGAATTTGGCAATCTCTACATGCGGGTTTTCAAGGATGGCGGTCGCGTCGTCGACGCCAACGTGACAATTTCAGGTGCGACCAAGGCCAACCCGGCAGTGATCACGGCCACATCGCACGGTTACAGCAACGACGATCACGTCGCCATCTCGTCCGTTGCGGGGATGACGCAGATCAATAACCGCACGTTCAAGATCGCGAGCGTCACGAGCAACACCTTTGAATTGTCCGGTGTCGACAGTCGCGATTACTCGACCTACAGCTCTGGCGGGGTTGCCAATGTTGTCTACGAGATCGTCACACCATACACGACCGCGCAGCTGCGAGCCCTCAAGTTCGCGCAATCTGCGGACGTCATGTATGTCTGTCACAACTCAGTCAGTACTCGAAAATTAACGCGGACGGATCACACCGCCTGGACACTGACCGAGGTGGATTTCATCAACGGCCCGTTTTTGGACGTGAACGTCACGTCTACGACGATAACACCTGGTGCTGCCAGTGGGTCAGGCGTTGCGCTCACCGCGTCAGCGAGCACGTTTGTGTCGACGGACGTCGGACGCCAGGTCAAACTTTTCAATGGATTTTTGACGATCACCGGCTACACGTCTGCGACTGTCGTTGCGGCCACCGTAGGCACCATGCCGGATGGCAGCGCAGAAATCTTGCCGACGTATACGGCGACGACAATCTCGTTTCACGAAGGTGATCCGGACAGCACCACGCTCGAGCATAACGATCGGCTGCACGACACTGCGCGTAATTTTGTTGATCAAGGCTTCACCGATAACATGGTGATTACCATCTCGGGCAGTACGTCGAACAACAAGAGCGTGAAAATCGTCCAGGTCACCGACGATACGATGCTGCTGAAACCTGCCGATGACCTGGTGACAGAAGTCGCCGGCGACACAGTCACGATCATTGGCACATTGGGGGCGACGACAAAATGGGCGCTCGGGTATTGGTCGACAACAGACGGATTTCCCGCGGCCGTGTCATTCTATGAAGAGCGTCTCGTGTTTGCGGCATCGACGAACTACCCACAGACACTCTGGTTCTCCAGTTCCGGGGATTACGAGAACTTCACGGGGTCGGAGGTCAACAGCAACGTTCTGGATACGAATGCATTGACGTACACGATCGCGTCCAACCAGGTGAATGTGATCCGCTACCTGAGTGCCACGCGTTCGTTGCTGGTGGGAACGGTTGGGGGCGAGTTCGCCGTCCGAGCAAGCGGCACTGATCAGCCGCTCACGCCGACAAACGCGCAAATAAAACGACAGTGCTCGTATGGATCGGCCGACGTCCGCCCGGAGCAAGTCGCGAACGTTACGTTGTTCTTGCACCGCAATGGTCGAAAAATTCAGGAGCTTCTATTTGATTTTGACTCTGATAGTTACAAAGCGCCCGATCTGACCATCCTCTCTGAGCACGTCACCGAGAGCGGGATCGTCGAGATGGCGTATCAAAAAGAGCCAGACAGCATTCTGTGGTGCGTGCGCGACGACGGTGTTCTGGCCGGCATGACCTATCGACGAGACGAAGATGTCGTTGCGTGGCATCGCCACACGATCGGCGGAAAATACACCAAATCAGGGACGGACTATACGTATGGTCATGTCGAATCGATCGCTTCGATCCCTGGCACTGCTGCCGAGGACGAGCTGTGGGTGACGGTCGCTCGCACAGTTGATGTTCCTCTCCTGTTTTCTGCCGGCGTCGACGTCGCCAACAATCGGATCAATTCGGCGAATCACGGTCTCTCCACTGGCACGGCGATAACATTTGTGACCAATGGAGTGAAGCCGGTCGGTGCGCAAAGCGGTGACAGCACCAACACGTTCCAAACGGATGGAGAAACTGTCTACTACGCGCGAAACGTTTCCACGAATGTTTTCTCGATTTTCATCGACAGCGCCGGTGCGGTTGCAGATACGGATGCGAAAAAGGTTGGCC